GAATACTACTGATGGAGTATTGATTTATAGAGATAAGATATTTTCAACAGATCAAACATTAAGCACTTTTAATATAAGTAATAATGTTTATGTTGAACAGAGTACTGGTGATAACCAATATATATTTGCATAATGGATAATTTACATTTAATACAGCTCTCAGGTTATGATAGGCCCATCATTACTGAAGAAAGAAACCAAGATTGGATTGGCATTGGTGAGAATAATGATTATTATGAATGCCTTATTCAGGCTTATATGGATTCAACAACCAACAATGCAGTTATTAATGGAGTTGTTAACCAAATTTATGGCAAAGGTTTAGATGCTACTGACAGCAACAGAAAGCCTGAGCAATACGCACAAATGCGAAGCTTGCTAAAAGCTAAAGATTTAAGAAGAGTGTGTCAAGATTTAAAGTTATTAGGTGAAGGAAGCTTTCAAGTTACTTACAAAGGCAATCAAATAGCAAGCATTACACACTTCCCAAGAGAAACATTAAGAGCTGAAAAAGTAGGAGAAGATGGTGAAGTTAAAAATTACTTATATTCTGCTGATTGGTCAAAGGTTACAAAGAATTCTACATTAAAGAAATTTCCAGTTTTTGGTAGTGGTGCTAAGAATGAGATTTTTATAGTTAGAAGATATGTTACTGGCTATTATTATTATTCTCCAGCAGATTATCAAACAAGCTATGCAGTGTTAGAAAAAGAAATAGCAGATTATCTCATAAATGATTGCATAAGTGGTTTTTCAGGCACAAAAATTGTGAATTTTTCTAATGGAGTGCCTTCACCAGAAAAACAAGAAATTATAAAAAACCAAGTTTTAAACAAGCTTACTGGATCAATGGGCGAAAAGGTTATTATTAGTTTTAACGATAATGCCGAAAGTAAAGCTACTGTTGATGATGTACCTTTAAATGATGCACCTCAACATTATTCTTATTTATCAGAAGAATGCAAGAAAATGATTATGTTAACACACCGAGTAACATCTCCATTATTACTGGGCTTAAGTTCTGCTAATGGATTCTCCTCAAATGCGGATGAAATCATTAATGCAAGTAACTTATTTAACAACATAGTTATAAAGCCTTATCAGCATCTAATTATAGATGCATTAGATGAAATGTTTGCTGTAAATGGTATTTCTTTAAACTTGTATTTTAAAACTATTGAACCTCTTGAATTTATTGATGTTGATGAAACATTAGATGCTGAAACAATAGAAGAAGAAACTGGTGTTAAAGTAGAAGATGAAGAAACTGTAATAGATGAATATAGAAGCCAGCTAAACTTAAAGAATGAAGAATTAACTGATGAACATTATAATTTAGTTTTAGAAAATCTTGAAGGTGAAGTAATTAGTGATGAATGGGAAGTAGCAGCAGAAAGAGAATATACAGAAGATTTATCTGATGCTAATGAATGGGCTGAAAATTTAGTTAAAGTAGATTTTGCAGAAACAATAGATAGCAACCCAAGTAAGTTTTCTATTTTAGATAAAAGTTACTACAAAATCAGATTTAAATACGTTAGAGGCTCTAATAAAGCCCAAAAATACGAATCAAGGCCCTTCTGTAAAGCTATGATGCAAAGAACATCTGAAAAAGTAGTTTATAGAATTGAAGATATTGATAAAGCAAGCAGAAGCTTAACTTTTCAAAAAGCTGCTAAATTGCCTATGCACCGCACTGGTGGAAGCCAACAAGCATACGATTTATTCAAGTTTAAAGGTGGTGTTTATTGCCGCCATAAATGGGTACAAGTATTATATAAATTAAAAGTATCAGCTTTAAACAAAGGCAAAGAAGGTTCAGAAGATATTAAAGATTATAAAGTAACAAGAGAAATTCCTAAGAGTGCGAGAAGATCGCCAGCTGGAAGTAAGAAAGCAAAAATAGCACCAGTAAATATGCCTAACAATGGGCACTATCCTGGTGTAAAATAAATTAAGATATGGCTAAAGCATTATTCATAACTCGGCAAGATTTAGTAACTTTTACAAGTGCTAATGGAAATCTCGATCCTGATAAGTTTTTACCTTATGTTAGGCTCGCTTCCGATATATACTTACAAACCTATTTAGGAACTGAGCTATATAAAAAAATTGAATCTTTAATTGAAGCTGGTACACTTAATTTAGTTGATAATCCTAATTACTATAATTTAGTAAATGATTATTGCAAAGATATGTTGATTTATTACAGCATGGTAGAATTCTTGCCCTATGCTGGTATTAACATTACTAACAGCGGAATCTTTTCTACTCAACCTGAAAATAGCACTGTTTTAGATAAAGATAGAGTTGATAGCTTAATAGAAAAGTCAAGAGATACAGCACAACATTATACAAGAAGAATGATAGATTATTTATGTTATAATAATAATTTATTTCCTGAGTATAATAATAATACTAATGAAGATATGAATCCAGATACAAGAGCTGATTTTGGCGGTTGGGTTTTATAAATTTTAAATAATTTAGAGTATGGCAAATTTCGGTAAAATATATGAAAGTTCTTGGTGGGGTGAAGGTGTATGTGCAAATACTATTGACTGGGGAAGCTCTTATAAATCAATAGCTAATTGTACTCCATCTTTTTCTAACACCAAATCTTGTGAATTTGATGGAGTTGACGATTTTGTAAACTGTGGCAATGTAACAGGATTAAATAATGCTGCAAATGCAAGTTGGTCGTTTTGGATGAAACCAACAGCAGGTAGCTTTAGATATTTGTTTTCTGCTTATCAAGGAAGTGGCTCAAATCAGCAAATATACTTTGGAAAAAAGGGAACAGGTGTTTCTATAAGGTTAAGAGGTCAAGGTTTTGTTGGTGGTACACCTGTAATGTTTAATGAAAGTTCACAGAGCTGGACTTTAGGAAGTTGGTATCATATAGCTGTAACTTTTGATGGTGCTGAAAGCGATAACGCATTAAAATTAAAGGTTTATGTAAATGGTAGTGCTTTAAGTAACACTTCAGCTGGTGCAGCATTTACAAATTTAAACACTACAACTTCAGATTTTCACATAGCTTCTTTTAATAGTTCTAATGAGTTTGCTGGTAACATTGATGAGTTTGCAATATTTAACACTACGCTAAGTGCAAGCGATGTAACAACAATTTACAACTCAGGAGTACCAGCAGATTTATCTTCACTTTCCCCTATACATTGGTGGCGAATGGGAGATGGTGATACATTCCCAACTTTAACAGATAACTCAGGAAGTAATAACGGAACAATGACAAATATGACTTCAGGAGATATTGTAGAGGATGTACCATCGTAAAAAATTAATAAAATGAAAAGAGCAAACGCTAAAACATATTGTATAGTTAACATTGAAGATTTATCTTTAATAGATTTTAACGAAGTTTTTCAAACATCAGCACAAACTATTAGAACATCTTTAAATGGTAGTTATTTTGTTATAAAATACGATATAGAACCAACTTTTATAAAAGATGGAACTGTAATACCAAATGAATTTTTAAACCATTCAGAGTGTTTAGAATTAATGACAACTGCTGATTGGTCGCCGATACAAGAAGAAGTAAAATGATATTTTTAGAAGTTACCCCAACAACACCTGATGATATACACATTAATATAAAGGATGTTGTGTATTTTCTTGGTTTTGTTGTAACTTTATTAACAGCTTGGTTTAAATTAAAGCACGATAACGATAAGCAAACTGATCAAATTATAAACTTGAAAGAGATAGCAGCAACATATAAAAAAGATTGTGATATAGCTTTAATGAACGCTAAACACAGTAGAACTGCTATTAGAAAAGATTACGATGATAAAATTGAAAAGGTTAGAGGTGAAAATAAAGAAACAAGAGATTCTTTAAATACTGAAATAGCTAATTTAAACACAAGCTTAACTGCTGTTAAAACAGATACAGCAGAAATAAAAGGAATGATAAGCACATTATTAAATAAATAGTTATGCGAAAAATTACAGATATTATTATTCATTGTTCAGCTACTGTTGAAGGTGTTAATGTTTCAGCAAGTACCATAGATGCATGGCATAGAAGAAGGGGTTTTAATTCAATTGGTTACCATTATGTTATAGGCATTGATGGAGTAATAGAATCAGGAAGGCCAGTATCAGTTTCTGGGGCTCATTGTGTGCCAAATTCTAATTCTATTGGAATCGTATATATTGGCGGTTTAGATGCTAATAAAAAAGCTAAAGATACAAGAACCGAAAAGCAGAAAGCAGCATTAATTAAGATTCTTAAAACTCTAAAAAATATATTTCCTAAAGCTGCTATTAGGGGCCATAGAGATATGAGTAAAGATAAAGATGGAGATGGAGTAGAGAAGCACGAATATATGAAGATGTGCCCTTGCTTCGATGCTGAAGTAGAATACTTAGATTTACAGCCTAAAGGTTTTAAAGCAAAATCAAAGGTGGCAAAAGATAAAATGAAAAAAGATGAAAAATAGAATATTCTCAAATTATGTAACTACAATTTTAGGAGTGCTAATAATTATATTTTGTGCTGTTATGATGTTTTTAGAAAAAGCTAACTCAACAGAATTAAGCGGTTGGTTGGCATTAGGTATAATGTTTCTAAGATCAAAAGATTCTTTAATTGCGCTTCCTAAAGAGTAGTATATTAATTCTTTTTCTGGTTAGCTGTTCACCTCAAAAAAGGATGAATAAGTTAATTAAAAAATTCCCTCATTTAACTCAATTAGATACTTTAATAGTTAAAGATACTATTGTAATTGAAAGTTATAATTATGATACTATAACTTCATTTAAGTATTCAGATACAACTATTATAGTAAATACTGAAAAAGTATTAGCAAGGTATTTTTATGATACTTTAAGGCAAGAGATATGGCACGAAATAGAGTGCAAAGAAGATACTGTTTATTATGAAAAATTAATTCCAATTGAAAAAGTCATATATAAGGAACTATCGTTTTGGGAAAAATACCAAACTCTAATTTACATACTAATAGCTCTGTTTGTTCTATTGGTTCTTTACAAGAAACTTACTAAGTAATTCTCTATTAACATTTCTTTGTTAATTATTTTTTTTATGTGTTTTGTAATTCGTATTGTATTTATATATATATTTACATAAACATTTAAAAATTAAAAAATACAACTATGACTAACACAAACACGATTAATAATTTTTCTGCTTATATTTTAACAGTAAAATACAATAAAGATTATTTTAAAAAATCTAATGAACCTTTAACTAAAAAATTAAAATATGTTTCAAGTGATGATAGAACATTACAACAAATTCAAAGAAACTATCCTAATTGTAAGGTTTTAAATTCAGAAAAAATACAAACTTCAAAAAATACAACTATTTTAGATTTTATGAAGAACTATAAAATATCTTAATTAACAAGGGTGTATAATAGCACCCTTTTTTTATTACAACTATGAAAGAAATACAAAACATTATAGAGCAAGTAGAGCAAAGTAAAATTAGTGATAATGCAATTCTTTTATCTAAATCTATAAACAAGGAAATAATTAATATAGATGAATCATTGTCATATAAAGATTTAGCAATTGCAGTAAGTATAATTTTAAAAGATTCATACGGCAAACATAATTTTAACCCATTTATAAAAGAACTTAAAAATCATTTAAATATCGTATAACTTATGAAAAAAGAAATTTATAAAACCATATTGTTAGTAGCTGCAATTTACACAAGTTACAGAATCGTAATTTATTTAATAATTAATATTTAAAACATGGCATTTAAAGAAAATATAGAATTTAATTCATTAACTCCTGAAGATGTTTTTATTGTATCCATAGAAGTTAAAAATTTATTAAACAAGATTTTAAATGGTGGTTTATCTTCTGTTGCTTTTGTTAGAGAGAATGAAGAAGGTAATATAGAAATTAAACCAGCAACGCACAGAGATAAAAAATTATTATTAGAAATATTTAATTCAAACAAATAAAAAATATAAACATGGCACAAAATAAACCAATAGGAGTTAAAACATTTTATGTTAAAAATGAAGATAGAGAATTAGTACAAGAATTTGTTGATATACATTTAGCAAAACAGAAACAAGCAAAAGAAGAGGGAAGAGAGTGGAGAAAATACAGCTATTCTTCTACTTTAGTTGAATTTATGAAAGCATATGTTAAACGCAATAAATCTTAGTTATGTATAGGCACACAAAAGAAGAGTTAAACACAATTCATCATTATAAACTCCAGGATCAAATGGAGCAATGGCAAGTTGAAGATGAAACATTAAGAATTAATGAAGCTGTTAATGGTGTTAAAGTTAGTGTAGATTGGCATAAAAACATTTTACACACTATGAACACCACATTAAGCAAAGATTCTCTTAAAATGCTTTTAAATGCCTTTATGAAACATACAGAACAACTAAACAAAATAAAAGCAGATTTCAACATAACTAATTTACTATGTGATAAACTACTTTTAGAAACTAAACACTTAACCAAAGTAACACTAAACAAAATTCAAAATGGCTAACAAAGATCAATTAAACACACTATTTAAAAAGTATGAACTTGAAAAAGAAGATACATTTAAACACAAGCACTATAATATAATAACAAGAAGCGGAATAGATAAAATAATGGCTAAAGCTGGTATTCATATAGAATATAACTTAGAACATTATAACCCTGAGTTAAAAACTTGTATTATTAAAGCTACTGGTTATAAACAAGATGTTACCATAGAAACTTATGGAGAATGTTCACCAGAAAACAACAGAAATGCTTATGTAGTAGCTCTTGCCGAAAAGAGAGCAATGAGCAGAGCTGTTTTAAAGCTATGTGGTTTTTACGAACTTGGCGGTGTATTTGGTGAAGATGAAGCAGATTCATTTAAAAAATAAATAAGATGGGAAAAAGCATATATAAGAACTACCTAAACAAAGCTTTATCTAATTTAGATAACACTTTAGAAGAAATAGAAGAAACTGTTCATAAGGGAAAATATGAGCACATGGAAAAAGCAGTAAAATATAAAGTAATTTTAGAAGTATTAAGTGAATATTATAAAAAGTCAAAATAATGAAAAAAGAAACACTATATAACATAACAGAAAACTACATTGATCTATTAAATAAAATAGAATTAGCTGAAGGTGAAATAACTGAAGAGGTTAGCCAAGAGTTAGAAATCAATGAACAACAACTTCAATCTAAATCAATAGCTTACTTATCAGTAATTAAAAACAAAGAAGCTTTAACAATGCAAATAGATGAAGAAATAAAACGCTTACAAGCACTTAAAAAGCATCATAATAACATTACAAAGAATTTAAAAGATAGGCTGTTAAATGCAGTTAATTTGTTTGGGCCTTTTGAGGTTGGCTTTACAAAGTTTAGCACCAGAAAAAGCGAATCTGTAATAGTTGAAGATGTTAACAGCTTACCTAAAGATTTTAAGGTTATTAAAGTTACTGAGCAAGCAGATAAAAAAGCAATTAAAGAAAGTTTAAAAGCTGGTAATAAAATAGAAGGTTGTTCAATTCAGGAAAACAAAAACCTTAAAATTAATTAATGGTTAATCCAAAACAAGAATTTAAAATTAAAATAGTTTCAATATGTTTGTTGTTGTTCTTAATAACAATATTATTTGGAATCCTAACAAGTTAAATTATAAATCAAAAAACAAATAAAATGAGTGAAGAATTAAAAGTAACAGGGCACATTATTAAAGTGCAAGATGTAGAAAGTGGAATTTCTAAAAATGGTAAAGAATGGCAAAAGCTGAGTTTTATTGTAAATACCAAAACAGAATATAATAATATTTATTGTTTTGAAATTTTCGGATCTGATAAAGTGGAGAAGTTTAATAAGTGGAATAAAGAAGGCAGCAAAGTAACTGTAAGCTTTAATGTAAATTGTAGAGAATACAACGGTAAATTTTATACTTCTTTAATGGCTTGGAATATCTTTAATGAATTTTCAGATGCACCAACAGAAGCGGAAAAAGAAAGAAAAAGTAAAAATCTTTTAGATAATGGAGTAGGTAAAGCACCAGCTTTAGAACAAGATGCTACTTATTCTGAAGATGATTTACCTTTTTGAACAAAACACTTTGTAAGTGAAGGCTGGAGAATTGTTAACTGATGAGTTTATAACCGAGCAATTAACGCTTGGTTATACCCTCCCAGAACTGGCGAAAATGTGGGGTATAAATTATACAAGGTTATGCCACAATTTAACCATTGATAAAAAGAATTTTAATTACTTCGATGATAAACTTGAAATAACTGGAAAACGTGAACCATACTATTATAATGAAATGGAATATGGCAAAACAAGAACCTATAAATTTAGTGAACTTAGCGAAAATGAAAAAGAATTTTATAAAGAATCATTAAAATACAAATAAAAATATGGCTTGGAGTGATAAGATAGAAGTTAAAAAAGGAGATATAGGAGAAAAGATAATTCAAGAATATCTTGAACAAAAAGGCTGGGTAATTTATAAACCAGTAACAAAGAAAGCTCATTGGTTTGATAACATGGCAACAAGAAACAAAAAAAATATTATTGCTTTTGATGTTAAAACTAAGGCAAGATTAAATAAAATAGCTGCTACTGGAATTGAAAAAAAACACTACTTAGATTATAAAAGATTTGCTTCTAATACTCAAATACCTTTTTACTTATATTTTGTAGATGATAAAGAAGGTAAGGTATATTGTAGGTTATTAAAAGATTTACCTGAACCATTTGAGCTTAACAGCACAACTGTTTGTTGGTATCTTGAAGATTTAAAATATATCTTTTCATTAACTGAAGATCAAAAAAATAATCTTTCTAAATTTGATAATAGAAGTTATAAATTTAATCCAGTATAAATTATTATATTTGTACTGAGGTTGTGCCGATCATCACGTAAAAGGTTTTTTGACTTCCTTTTCCTCATTCTTTTTTTTAAGTCAAAACATAAAAAAGTTAAATTATGCAACAAGGTTGGATAAAAATCCATAGGCAATTATTAGAGTGGGAATGGTATGATGATTTAAACGTTAAGGTTTTATTTTTTCATCTACTGCTAAAAGCAAATCATAAGCCTAAAAAATACAAAGGTAAATTAATTGAAATAGGTCAGCTTATTACTGGCTTAGAAGTTCTTTCTAATGAAACTGGTTTAAGTATTCAAAAAATAAGAACTGCAATTTCTAAGTTAAAATCAACAAACGAAATAACAATTAAAACAAGCTCTAAAGGTACTGTTATTCAGATAGTTAACTATACTAAATATCAAATAGCAACAAACGAACTAACAAACCATCAACAAACGAGCAACAAACCATCAACAACTAACAAGAATGTAAAGAATGTAAAGAATGATATTAAGCAGCGTAAAGCAGAGTTTAAGAAACTCTTAGCAAAGCATAAAGATGTTTATGTTTTAGAAATGATTAAAGATTTTTATGAATACTGGACTGAGCATAGCCCAAACGATAAAAAACTTAGATTTGAAAAGCAAACAAGTTTTGATGTAAACAGAAGATTAAAAACATGGTTAAAGAATTCTAAACAAACTTACACTTCTAAAAACTATAAACCACCTACTTATGGCAACTAAAAAATGGTATAAAGCAAATGAAAAGATAACTGAGCTAAACAAGCTTAGAGATATAGGCCATACTAAAGGATATTCTGTTGGCTGGGGTTTTGATAGTTTACCAATAACAATAAAATCAGGTTGTACAACTTATGTAGCTGGTGCTCCTCACGATGGTAAAACAGAATTTTGGTTAGAGATATTAATAAATTTATCAGTAGAGCATAATTTACGTCATGCAATCTTTACACCTGAAACAGGAAGCATAGAAGATATAATTTCTGAATTATGTTTTAAATACATTGGTAAGCCATACATTAAAACTCAAGATAATGCTATGACTGAATCAGAAAGAATAGCTGCAGAAATGTTTATAGATGAATTCTTTTATATTATTGATCCGTTAGATGATAGTATGACTGCTAATGATTTTTATAAATTAGTTGATGAAATTGAGATTCAGGAAAATAAAAGAATACACACAACATTAATTGACCCATTCAATGAATTATCCCATGACTTTAGCAAAGATGAAGGAAGGCAAGATTTATACATTGAAAGAATATTAGGAGATGTAAGAAAGAATGCAAGAAAAACCAATAGGCACAATTGCGTAATAACACACGTTAGAGATCAAGCTCCAGTAACTTCTAATAATGTAACTTTTTTTCCAATGGCAACAGCAAGAGAAATTGCTGGTGGTCAAGCTTGGTTTAGAAAAGGTTTATTAATGATAATTGTTTGGCGGCCACCATACGGTTTGAATGATGAATTTGGCATAGCATACCAAAAAAACGAAGTTAAAATAAGGGTTGTAAAGAGTAAGCCTAAAGGAGTAAGTATTAATGGAACTTATACAATGTTTTATGATGTTATAAAAAATGCGTATTATATGAGAGGTAACCAATATAGTAAAAGGCATAAAAACTTAGTTAGAGAAGAACAAGCAGAAATAAAAATTAATGTACCTCAACCAGTTAATTGGTTTGATACTGAAAAAGAAGAGGATTTTTAAAATGGATTTATTAGATACAATAACAATTAAAAATAAATTAGAAATATTAATCGAACAAACCGAAAATAAATATTTTAAAAAATATAAAAACGATTTAGCAAAGGTTAATATTGATAAACTAAGTAAAAAAGAAGTGAACGATTTAAAAGCCTCTATTTTAAAAGATAATAATGTTTTGAATGGTAGTTATAAGAAAAATTACGAAACTCTCTTAGAGGTTCTTAAAACGTTAAATAACGCTATGCTACACTTTGAAAACTTAAATAAAGAATTGAAACAGCAAAGAAATGCTAATAATTCCATGTTTTTAGAAAATGGAAGATTAAAAAACAAGATCAATTATTTAACTAAAGAAATTGAAGATTTAAGAAACGAATTAAAAGAACAATTTTGATGAAAACAGTAAACAGTTTAAGCGGTGGTAAAACAAGTTCTTATGTAGCTAAACACTACCCAGCAGATTATAATATTTTTGCTTTGGTTAGAACAGATGATAAGAATTGTATTTATCCTGATGCTAAAGTTAGGCAAATAGTAAGTGATAAAATAGGCAAGGAGTTTATAGGCACTTTAGAAGATGATGTTATAATAAACACAATGTTAGATTTAGAACAGTTTATAGGTCAGAAAATAAATTGGGTTAGTGGTAAAACATTTGATAAAACTATTGACTTTAAAGGTGGTTATTTGCCTAACAAAATTGCAAGATATTGTACTACTGAAATGAAAACAATGCCTATACTATATTGGATATATGAAGTTATAAAAGAACCAGTTATTATGAGGTTTGGTTATAGAGCAAATGAAACAAACAGAGCTAAAAATATGTTAGCTAAATTAGATGAAGAAGGTTTTACAAAAGTAAAAGCAACATTTAGCAAATTAAAAGATGGTAGAAATAGTTGGCAAGATGTTAGATATTGTAAACCAGAATTTCCATTAATAAAAGATAATATATTTAAGGATAATATAGAGAAGTATTGGATAAACAAACCCGTTAGATTTGCCTATATGAATAATTGTGTTGGGTGTTGGTGGAGAAGTGAATTATTATTAAAAAAAATGTTTGAAAAACACCCTAATAAAATGAATTGGTTTGCAGAACAAGAAAGCAAAAGAAAAGGAACTTTTAAAACTGGTATAACTTATGATAAAATTAAAAACCATAAAACACAAATAGAATTATTTGATGATGATTTTAATGAGTGTGATAGCGGTTACTGTGGATTATGATAGGATATTTTATAATAATAACAATAGCTTTTATAGCTGTATTAATAGTAGGGATATTAATAGGAAAAGAAATGTATCAATAAAAAAATAACTATGGGATTAAACAGTCAAAAAAAAGGAAAACGTTTTGAGCTACAAGTAGCAAAGTATTTAAGTAATATGTTCAATAGTAAAATTTTAAGAACACCAAATTCAGGCGGTTTGAGTTTAAAAGGTGATATTATGGCAACTCAAGGAATACTAAGTGAATTTAACTGGGAGTGTAAGAACCAAGAGAAGCTAAATATTTGGAAGGCATTAGAACAGTCAGCTAATGATTGCATTGGCTCACACACCAAAAAACCGCTGGTAGTATTTACGAAGAACTTTGAAAAAGATTATTTAGCCTGTGAATTGGAAATTTTTGTACAATTATTATTAGAATTAGAACAGTTGAGAAATGATAAAAACGGGTAGTGATTTTTCGGGAGTTGGTGCATTTGACCAAGCACTAATAAGATTAGGTATAAACTATAAAACAGTTTTTGCTTGTGATATGGATAAATATGCAAGGCAAACATATATAGAAAATTATGGCGAACCTAGTTACTTTCCTAAAGATGTTTACGATCGAGATATACCTAAAGAACCTTTAGATTTATATATGACCTCACCACCTTGCCAAGCTTTTAGTTTAGCTGGAAAGCGTAAAGGTGAAGATGATAAAAGAGGAATTTTATTTTATAATTCTTATGAGTTTATAATGAAGAACAAACCGAGATATTTTATTTTCGAGAATGTAAAAGGTTTGCTAAGTGATGATAGCGGTAAAACATTTAAAAGGTGGTTAGATTATTTAGGCAAATCAATAAATGGCAATCCTGTTATATTTCCGTTAGAGCAATCCGCTAACTATCATATTTATTATAAGGTTTTAAATAGTAAAAATTTTGGTGTGCCACAAAATAGAGAAAGGGTTTTTATTGTAGGCATTAGAGATGATGAAGATAATTATTTTAGATTCCCAAAAGAAGAACCGTTAAAGTTAAAGCTTAAAGATGTTTTAGAAGATGAAGTTGATAATAAATATTATTTAAGTGAAAGTGCTATAAATTCAATAATTAACAATAAAGATAATATACAAAAATCTAAAATTAATCCCTCCATAGCTAACGCTTTGCAAAGTCCAGGAAATGCTTGTGGAGTATATAAGGGTGCTAACTATATTAAAACGCATTCTTTATATCCACGATCAAGCAAAACAGGTAAGGGTGGAACTGGTCATTTATCTAAAGAAGATGGAACAAGTTATTGTGTAGATACAGGAAACAGTCAAGCAATTGAAGTTCATGGTGCTATAACTGGAGCCATTGGCAAGGCTGGAAGTTCTATGGAATATTTAAAAAGCTGTAAAGCTGTAATATCTAATACTAATAAAATTAGAAGATTAACACCAAGAGAATGTTTTAGATTGCAAGATTTTCCTGAAACTTTTAATTGGCCTTGCTCGGATAGTCAAGCATACAAACAAGCTGGGAACTCTATAACTGTTGGAGTGTTAGCTAAAATAATTGAAAAACTAAATCTATGAATGAAGTGTTAAATAAAATAGCTGATATTATAGAGGATTATAATAACACCAGTATTAATGATGGGGTTAAGCTAAACGAACAGCTAAAGAACTTAACAAGCTATCTATACTACATTGAAGGTATTAAGTCAAAGTACCATGAAGATTATGAAGCTATTATCTACGACAAAGTAAACAATGAAAAACTAAGTGTGGCAAGAGCAACTAATGAAGCTAATGTTTTAGTACCTGAAGTTTATAAACTTAGAAAATTAACAAGCTCAGGGTATAGAGTAGCAGATGCAATAAGAAGTAATATAAGTTTTTTAAAATTAGAGTTTAACAATGTAACTAAAAATTATTAAATTTGTTAAACCTTTAAGTTTCATTTTGTCAAATAATGATGTACTTTTAATCTTATCGAACCACCAAAAGGAATGGGAAATAATAACAGAAAAATTATTGTTTTCTACTTCTAAGTTAAAAGCTGGTGATATAGTACAAGATATGTACATAAAAGTATTTGATGATCTAACTAAAGATAAAATTAAGCCTGATGAAATAATAAGAGATAATAAGCCTCATTTTGGAATTGTTAAAAACATACTTAAAAGAACAATACAAGTTAAAAGTAAATTAGAAAAACGTCATTTAAGTATTGATCAATTACATAAAGAAATAGAACATAAAGATATAGATGAAATAGATGTTAATATAGAAGATAAGGTTGATGCAGTATTAAATGAAATGTATTGGTTTGATAGAAAACTATTTAATTTATATAGAAAAGAGTTTCACAGTATTAGGTCATTAAGTAAGGCTACAAAGATTAGCCATGTAACAGTTTATAAAACAATAGCTAAATGCAAAAAACTAATAGCAAGAAAAGTAAAACTATAAAAAAGAAATCTAAAGGTTTAGGGGATACAGTAGCTAAAGTAACTAAAGCCACAGGAATAGATAAAGCAGTTAAGTTTATTGCTGGTGAAGAATGTGGATGTGAAGAAAGAAAAGAAAAGCTTAATAAACTATTTCCCTATAACCAACCTGAATGTTTAAATGAAAGTGAATACAACTTTTTAAAAGATTTTTATAGTATTGCAAGAAATACTGTAACCTATCCACAACAATTAGAGTTAATAGCAATCAGCAACAGAGTTTTAAAAACTAAGCTACAACCAAGTTCTTGCTCCAGCTGTATAAAGTCATTAATGGATAAGCTCAAAAAATTATATGATAACTATGAAATCAAACCATAAAACAAAATCAGAAAAAGAACAACGATTATTAACATACCTAAGTAAGAAAGATAAATCAGAATTTGAAAAACTATTAGAAGAAGCAGAAAAAAAGAAAGTACCAGTACGACAATGTAATATTGAAGATACTGCTTGTGAATCTTGCTCTGGATAAAAAACAACATTATGCCTACACCAAAAAAATACGAAAAGAAAAAAGATTTTATGAATAGATGTATTCCTGAAGTAGTAAGGGAAGGCAAGAAAACAGATCAAGCAATAGCTCAATGTTCAAGTATGTTTGAGAATAGAAAGAAATGAGAGGTTATATAATAGCAATATTATTTTTAATTGTTGAGGTTTATAAATACAGAACAGATACAGAACAAAATAAATGTCAAAAGAAGATTTAATACCATTTAAAAAAGGGCAGTCAGGAAATCCAAAAGGAAGGCCTAAAGGTAGTTTAAATAGGTCAACTATTGCAAGGAAATGGTTAGAAGTATTTAGCCAAGAAGAGTTAGAAGATGGTGAGGTTAAATGGCTATCTAATGAAGAAGCAATAACATTAGCATTAATTAGAAAAGCAAGGAATGGAGATGTAAACGCTTACAAGGCTTTAATGGATTCTGCTTATGGTACTGCTAAAGATACAGTAGATATAAACAGCACAGAAACAAAAAGCATAGATTTTAAACAGCTTATAAGTGGAATTAAAGCTAAACGATAAATACTTAGTATTAGATAACCCAACAAGATACTTTATAATTACTGGTGGAAGAGGTTCAAGTAAATCTTATAGCATAAATACCTTATTAACTCTACTAACATTTGAAGCTGGCCATAAGATACTTTTTACAAGGTACACACTAAGAGCTGCAAGCATTTCTATTATTCCTGAATTTATTGAAAAGTTAGAGGTTCAAAACATAGAGCATAATTTCCATATTACTAAAGATGAAATAATCAATAAGCAAACTGGTAGTAAGATTCTATTTAGAGGAATTAAAACAAGTTCAGGAGATCAAACAGCAAATCTAAAATCTATTCAAGGAGTTACAACATTTGTATTAGATGAAGCAGAAGAACTAACTGACGAATCTATATTTGATAAAATAGATTTAAGTGTTAGGCAAAAGGATAAAGATAATAGGGTAATATTAATTTTAAATCCAACAACAAAAGAAAACTTCATTTACAAAAGATGGTTTGAAGATAGAGGTGTTAAAGCTGGAAGCAATTTAATGAAAGGTGATACAACTTATGTTCATACTACTTATTTAGATAATATAGAAAACTTATCTAAAAGCTATATAGAGCAAATAGAGCAGATGAAGGTTAGAAGGCCCAATAGATACAAGCATACTATCATGGGCAGTTGGTTAGATAAAGCTGAAGGTGTAATTTATAATAATTGGTCAATAGGAGAATTTAAACAAGTAGGTAAAATTGTATTTGGTCAAGATTACGGTTTTAGTAATGACCCAAGCACGTTAATTAAAACAAGCATAGATAAAGATAATAAGGTTATTTATGTTCAGCAATGTGTATATCAAACTAAGCTTACAACAAGTGAGTTAACAATACTTAATAAAAAGTACGCTGGTAAAAATCTAATAGTTGGAGATTCAGCAGAACCGAGATTAATATCTGAAATTAAATCTTCAGGTTGTAATATAGTAGCAGCTATAAAAGGGCAAGGTTCTATTACTTATGGAATTAGCTTATTACAAGATTACGATTTAGTTATTGATCCTGAAAGCATTGAATTAATTAAAGAGCTTAACAACTACTGTTGGTTAGAAAAGAAAAGCCAAACTCCACAAGATTCTTTTAACCATTGCCTTGACGCATTGCGTTATTCTGTTAGCTATCAGCTACAAAATCCAAATAGTGGAGAATACTTTTTATACTAACTTTTTTTAAATTTGTATATAACACTAACACTATAAAACTACATTACTATTATGAAGATTGAATTATCAATACCAGAATCTTTAAAAGAAATTACATTAGCTCAATATCAAAAGTGGGTTAAGATTATAGAGAATGAAGAAGTATCTACTTTCTTTCAGCAGAAGATGATAGAGATTTTCTGCAATGCTAAACTTGAAACAGTTCTACAAATGAAGGTTAAAGATGTTGATGAAGTAACACAACATATAGATAACCTATTTAATGAAAAGCCTGATTTTATACCTACATTTATTTTAAACGATATTGAGTATGGTTTTATTCCTCAGCTTGATGAAATGACTTTTGGAGAATATATTGATTTAGATTCATATTTAGCAGATTGGCAAACAATGAGTAAAGCAATGACTGTATTATTCAGGCCCATTAAATACAAGCGAAAAGATAAGTACTTAATTGAAGATTATGAAAGTGCTGATAAATATAATTTATCTGGAATGCCTTTAAACGTAGTAATGGGTGCTTTAGTTTTTTTTTGCAATTTAAAAAGCGAGTTACAAAAACATATCCTGAGCTATTTGAAAACTCAGGATTCAGTGGTAATTCCACAAGAGCTGAAGGATTCGCTAGCAAGTGGAATTGGTATCAATCTGTTTACTCCTTATCAAAGGGAAATATTAGAGAATTAGATAAAGTAACAAGAATAAACGTGCATAAGTGTTTAACCATGTTAGCATTTGAAAAAGATAAAATGCAGTTAGAAAATGATATAATGAAAAGAGCAAGAAGATGAATAGTTTTTTTAGAGTAATAGATAAAATCAAAGATGCTGTAAGTGCTGAACCTTTTAACAATGAAGTAACTTTTGGTAATATAGGAGATATAGATTTAAGCAAACAGAGTTTATTTCCTTTAGCTCATATAACTGTTAACAATGCTACCATAACAGAAAATTTAGTTCAGCATAATATGACTGTATTTTTTATGGATTTAGTAGATATTAATAATGCTGAAGATATTAACGCATTTTTAGGTAATGACAACACACAAGAAATTTTAAATACTCAATTAGCACTTGCAACAAGAGTATTAAGAGTATTACAAAAAGGTGATGCTTTTAGAGATCAATTTGAAATTGAAGGTGCTGCTGGTTGTGAACCTTTTGAAGATAGATTCCAAAACCATCTTGCTGGTTGGGCTGTTACTTTTACTATTAACACTTATGATAATATGACTTATTGCTAATGGGAGAATTTGAAAAGGCATTAGATAAATACGCTAAGTATGTTATTCAGCAAGCACGAACTAATCTTACTAAAGGTTATCCACCTTACGGTACTAAAAATGCTTCAACGAATTTATATAATAGTTTGAGCTATTATGTAGATGATGGAACTGTTTTTTTTGAAATGCTTGATTATGCACCTTTTGTAGATGAAGGTGTTAGAGGTAAAAATCCAAAAGGTTTACCAAAAAGCTCAAAGTGGTATGGAAAACAGAAAGCTCCTTTTTCTGATTATAAGTTTGGAACTAAAAGTGGTGCTAAAGGTGGGTTAACAAGAGGTTTAGATAAATGGATAATTAGAAAAGGAATAGCACCAAGAGATAAAGAAGGTAAATTTATGAGCAGAAAAACATTAAAATATTTAATGGCTCGAAGTATATATTTATCAGGTATTAGGCCAACCTATTTTTTCTCTAAACCTTTTGAAAGAGGCTGGATTAAATATAGTGATGAAATGGTTTTAGGTTTTATGGATGATAATTTAAATATAGAAGAATGAGTACATTGAGTTTAACAAGAAGCCCAAGATATATAAGAACAGCAAGTTTTACTAATGCTACTTATTTTAAATTAGAGCTTTATATTTTTACTGGTGTTATAGGTGATAAGCCAGCAACAGCAACTTATACATTAAATAAAGATGTTATTAATAATGAAACTTCAGTAACATTTGAAATAAATGAGCTGGTAAGAGATTATTATGAAGTTAATTTTAATGGTACTTATACTTCAAGTGCTGGCCAAGTGTTATGGATTATTGCAGATGTTACACCTTTTTCTGCTACTGCTGTTGGTACATTAGTTTCAACAACTTTTTTAGCTTTTGATGGTTATACTAATTTTAAAGATAATGCTAATTTTAATTATATAGAACCAGCATTAGTAACAGCTTCAGCAATTCAAGTTTTAGATACTGATTATGCTATTATACCAGTAAATGCAGAAATAGCAGAAACGGTAAACTTTAAGTTAAATGGTGTTACTGTTAGTACTCATTCTATTACTGATAATGGCAACACTAACCAAAAAATACAATACATAACAAGCACAGTTTTAAATGTTGATCAAGTAGATGTTGTTTATGATTCAGGTACAAGAACTCAAACCTTCACAATAGAACTTATTGATGAATGTAAATATCCAGTTAATAAAGTAGTATTCTTAAATAAATTAGGTGCTTTACAAAACTTATATTTCTTTAAAAAATCTGCTGAAAATTTAGATGTTAAAAGAGATGTATTTCAAAGAAACTTATTAAATGAAGTAGCTTTAACTTATGATGTTTTTGACCACCAAAGTAAGAATTTTAATATAATGGGTAATGAAAGCATTGTTCTAAATACTGGTTATGTATTAGAAGCCATGAATGACAGCTTCAAAGAATTGTTACTAAGTCAATATGTTTGGATGCTTAGAGGTGCTGTTACTTATCCAATGAATGTAAAAGATAGCAATATAGCTTACAAAACTGCTTTAAATGATAGGTTAATAAATTACACTATTAACTTTTCTTATTCTTTTGATACTATTAATAATGTTCATTAATGCAAGAATTAATAATATATATACAACCTCAGCAAAGAGATAGAGTAGAGCAAGATTACGTTAAAGTAGATTTGTTAAATGATGAAAATGTTAGCTTAACTCAAGTCATTCAAGATATTAGAGATATAGATAAGGTGTTTACTGATTATAGCAGAACCTTTAATTTGCCAGCAAGCTCTAAGAACAACAAACTATTTCAACATTGGTATAATCCTGATATTGATGGTTTTGATGCTAACATACAAAGTAATGCTAAGATTGAATTAAACTACCAACCATTTAGAGAGGGTAAAGTTAAACTTCAAGAGGTTACAATGAAAGATAATAAACCTCATACTTACAAGATTACTTTCTTCGGCAAAACTGTTAGCCTTAACAATTTATTTGGAGAAGATAAGCTTAACAACTTAGTTTGGATGGATAATTTCAGTTATCAGGCTTTAAGTTCTAATGTGTTAGCTGGTTTATCTCTTGGCTTAGATTTTACTGTTAGTAGTGTAAGTTATACAGATGCTATTATACATCCTTTAATTTCACATAGTGAAAGATATATTTATGATAGTGCTGGTAATTTAACTGATTCAGGAAATATTTCAACAGCATCTACAAACAATACTCAAAGAGGTGTTTTACCTGAAGATTTAAAACCAGCAATAAAAGCAAGCTTAATAGTTAAGGCAATAGAACAGCAGTATAATATTAACTTTAAATCAAGTGAATTTTTTGATAGTACAGAGTTTAGTAATGTTTATTTATGGTTGCATAGAGATAAGGGAAAAATAGAAAGTAAGAATTCTATTATTTTAGATTCAACAGCTTTTACTTGTGGTGGAAATCCTTCTACTGGAAGTGATGGCCCAAGTGCAATAGTGCCTTCTTCTAATTTATGTGCTTTATATACTGCTGCACCTACTCAATTTATAAATGGAGTTTATAAGATAACTAAAACTACAAATTTTGCTACTGATAACTATGATTTTTTCTTTGATGTTTCTATAAATGCTGCAACTGGTTTTACTTCTGTGCCTTATGATATTATTATTTATGATTCATTAACTGGAGATCAATTAGCTTTTAAAGGGAATAATACGGGTAATAGTAGTAAGCAAATTTTATTAGATACAGCTTCAAATCCTATGGCAATAGGAGAAAGTAAAAATATTACTTGTAGAATAGAAACCATAGCAGCTTTTGAGTTTTTAGCAACAATTACAGTAGGTCAAACAGTAACAATAACAGTAGGCACACCATTAACTGATAGATGTTTTTTTGTTTCTAACTCTTCTAATGTGCCAGTAGCAATAGATTATATAAGGCCAACTGAGCAAGTGCCTGATATTAAAGTTCTTGATTTTCTTAAAGGTTTGTTTAAGATGTTTAACTTAACTGCTTTTTTAAATTCAGATAATGAAATAGTAGTTAAAACTTTAAATGATTTTTATGGAGATAGCACAACAACACACAATTTAACAGAATATGTAGAAAAAAACCAACATACTGTTGGCGAAGCTTTACCATTTAGCAGCATTAGTTTTAATTTTCCTGAACCTAAAACAAAACTTGCACAAGCATTTTTAAACCTAAATAATTTAGAATATGGGAGTTTAGATTTTATAGCAGATGCAAGTCAAAGTAATAAATACGAAATAATTTCTCCTTTTGGTCATATGCTTTACGAAAGATTACCTGATTTAACAACTGGTACTAATACAGAAATACAATATGGATTAAGTGTTGATAGTGATGGTAATTCTGTTGTTGGTTCACCTTTGCTGTTTTATGGTATTTATAATACAAGCATTAGCACAGCTATAAACTATGTAGATAGTACAAGGCCTACTGCTGGTGGTTTAGTACCAGTAGGCACAAGAACTACAATTACTAATTATTGGATGCCACATAATGCAAATGAGTTAGGAAGTGTTTCAACAGCTCCAGCTTATAATCTTAATTTTGGTAGTGAGATAAACAGCTATACTTTAACAGATTATGGGGGGAATAATAATAGCCTATTTCAGAAGTTTTATCAATCTTATATTCAAAGAGTATTTAACACTAAAACAAGAATATTTAAATTTAAAGCAGTATTGCCGTTGAAATTCTTATTAACTTATAGTTTAGCTGATAAAGTATTTATTTCAGGTAAAGCATATACTATTAATAAAATAACTACTGATTTACAAACTGGTAGAAGTACATTAGAACTATTAAACGAACCAAGCTAAATGAAAACAATAATAGAAGCATTAGAGTTTATAAAAGAGATTAAAGCATACGATAAAAATATTATTATTGCTTTAGGAGTTAACAAAGTAGCACTAACATTTAAAGAAGGTTTTTACATTAAAAAATTAGAAAATAAACTCAAGGAATTATGATTAAAAAGGAGTTAAATGCTAAAATGAATATTGAAACAGCTAAAGCATTGAAAGATGTTAAAAAGCTGGATAAGAGTATTCAAGGTGTGCCTAATAGTATAAAGGATGCTGAACAGCAAACAGGTAAATTAAACAAAGGGTTAAAGGCAACTGATAAAACTGCTGGTGGTGTTAGAGGTGCAATTAATAAAATAGGGTTAGCTTTTAAAGCTGCTGGTATTGGTTTAATTATTACTGCCTTTGCTAAGTTAACAGAATTGTTTCAAACTAACCAAAGGGTTATGGATGCCTTTAATGTTATAGGTGAAACGACAACAATAATATTTAATGATTTATTCAATGCTATTTTTAATACTGCTGATGAATTAGGAAAAGCAAATGATGGTTTTAATGCTATGGGTAAAATCGTAGATTCAGTTATTACAATTGCACTAACACCATTGAAGCTAACTTTTAACGCAATTAAAGCAGCGGTTCTAGGTGCACAATTAGCATGGGAATCTTCTTTTCTTGGTGATGGCGATCCTGAAACTATAAAGGAATTAAAAGCATCATTAGCAGAAACTGGTGAAGATGTGCTTCAAGTTGGTAAAGATTTAGGCGGTGCTTATGTAGATATTTTTAATAATGTACGTGAAGCAGCAGGAGAAATAACAGAATTTACAACAACAGCAATAGGTAAAATATCTGAAATAGATATTAAATCAAGTATTGCTAGAGCAAAGGCAAATGTAGAGCTTGCAAAAGCAGCAGAGATAGCAAGAGTACAACAACAAGGTTTAGTTGAGCAATACGATAGAGAAGCAGAAAAACTAAGGCAAGTTAGAGATGAAGAAAGAAATACTATTGCTGAAAGAATACAAGCTAATGATGATTTAAAAGCTGTTCTTGATGAACAAGAGGAAGCTATGCTAAAGCAAGTTGATTTACAAATTAGGCAAGCACAAGCACAACACGACTTAAATGGAACGCAAGAAAGTTTAATAGCATTATTAGAAGCACAAAATGAAAAAACAGCAGTATTAGCACAAATAGAAGGTTTTAGAAGTGAGCAGAAAGCAAACGATTTAGCATTAAGTAAAGAGCAACTTGAACTTGAACAAACTATAAAAGATGCAACAGCAGAAAGAACAATTAACGAATTAAACGCAAACGCTGAATTAATTAAAGGTGATGAAGAACGAATTTTAAAACAACTTGAAAACCTTGAGATTGAAAGAGGCATAGAAGAACAAAGGTTAACCCTAAAAAGAGATTCTTATAAACAAGATACTCAAGCTTATGTAGATTCTCAAATTGAGTTAGAAAATTTCATATCAGAATCTAATATTAGAAAAGCTACTTTAGATAATGAACTAACACAAGCAAGGTTAGAAAATAAGAAAAAAGAAGATGAAATAGAACAGCAAAAAATAGATGGAGTAAAAAACACTTTAACTACAATAGCTAATTTAGCTCAACTCTTTGCTGGTGAAAGTGAAAAAGAACAAAAGAAAGCTTTTAAAATTCAGAAGGCTGCCAACATAGCACAAGCATTAATTGATACTTATGCAAGTGCAACAGCAGCTTATAAATCTTTAGTAGGTGTACCAGTAGTAGGCCCAGCATTAGGTATAGCAGCAGCAGCTGCAGCGGTTACTGGTGGTTTGTTAAATGTAAAACAGATTCAGGCAACAGAATTTCAAGGATCAAGTTCAAGTGGTGGTGGTGGTGGTACTTCACCTTCTTATTCTTCAACTGGTGCAACACAACAAGCACCTGATTTTAATATAGTAGGGCAAAGTGGATTTAATCAAATTGCAACTGCTTTAGGCCAAAACAACAATACACCAGTTAAAGCTTATGTAGTTAGTGGTGATGTAACAACAGCACAAGCATTAGAAAACAATATAATAGATACAGCAACATTTTAAAAAATAGAAACAATGAAAATAATAGAACTTTTAATAGATGAAGAAAACGAAGTAAATGGAATCGAAGCGGTGAGTTTAGTATCTGCTGGAGCAATAGAATCAGATTTCATAAGTTTAAATTCTCAGGAAATTAAGTTAGCTAAAGTAAATGATGAAAAACAAATACTTATGGGAGCTGCTTTAATTCCTAATAAACCAATTTTTAGAAAAGGTGATGATGAAGATTACTATGTTTATTTTAGTAATGAAACAGTTAGAAAAGCTTCTGAATTATTCTTTAAAAATGGCAATCAAAACAACGCAACCTTAGAACATAATTTAGATATTAATAATTTAACAGTAGTTGAAAGTTGGATAGTAGAAAATACTGAAAAAGATAAATCAGCTATTTACGGTTTAGATGTACCTGTTGGTACTTGGATGATATCAATGAAAGTTAACAATTCTGAAATATGGAATGATTTTGTAAAAACAGGAAAAGTAAAAGGATTTTCTATTGAAGGTTACTTTGCAGATAAAGCAACTATTCAAGCAAGTAAAGATGAAAGCGAAATAGAAGCACTTAAAAAAATAGAAGAAATTAAAAATCTATTTACTAAAAAAAAAAGATTAGTTTAGAAAGCTTTTCTGATTATCCTGATTCAGTAAGCAACAATGCTAAAAGAGGTATTGAACTTAACGAAAAAGTTAATAATAAATGTGCTACTCAAGTTGGAAAAGTAAGGGCACAACAATTAGCAAAAGGTGAAGCAGTTAGTGTAGATACGATTAAAAGAATGTATAGCTATTTATCAAGAGCAGAAGAATACTATAATGAAGGAGATACTAAAGCGTGTGGAACTATTTCTTATTTATTGTGGGGTGGTAAATCTGCTTTAGGTTGGAGTAAAAGCAAACTTAAAGAACTTGGTGAAATAGATTTAGCTTCTATGGTTATAGATGATGATTTTGCTGTTATAGATGATCGGTTAGCTTATAGCACACAAGAGAAAGCAGAAGAGATAGCTAAGAACATAGGTTGTAAAGGTTATCATACTCACGAATTTGAAAATAAAACTTGGTATATGCCATGTGAAAAACATATAAATTAATAATTATGAGAAATAAAATTAAAAGAGGTGAAAAAAGCAGAACCTCACCAAGAGCTGGAAGCAGAAAAGGTTGTTTATGTGATGATGGTACTTATAAAACTAAATGCTGTAATGGTACACTAAGGGCTCAAGGTGTAGGAAAAACACAAGCATAAAAAAAAGGTATAACAATAATTAATAAATAATACATTACTATTATGAAAACATTAGAAACGATTTACAAAAAACTTAATTCAGTAGAGAAAACTGAGTTAGAAACTCATAAAGTAGAATTATCAGATATAGAAGATTTAAAAAAAATATTAAATAAATCAAAACAAATTATAAAAGAAATTAAAAGTTTTGAAAATAAAATAAAAAGTGAACAAAAAACACTTAGAAAAGCAGTAGGTGATTATAACTCTTTGTCAAACAAACTTGATGAAATGGAAAAAGAAAAATCGCCATTATATTCGCAAATGGTTAAACTTATGGATAAAATTAAAATAACCGCCAAAGAATTAGGGGTTAATGCTAATTCAATAGATGGTATGCAAGATGCAATAAAGCTGCAAGATGAAATGAGTAAAAGAAGTGCATTTGGTGGTGAAGCAGATTTAATGTTTATGAGTTAATTAAAAAAAAAGGTATAACACTTTAATAATAAAATTACATTACTATTATGAAAGCAAACGAAGTATTAAACAAAATCAAATCCATAGTAGGTGTAGAACTAACTGAAGAAGTTAATCTTGCCGAAATGAAATTACAGAACGGTACTGTTGTAGAAGCTGAAAAATTCGAAAAAGGCGAAGCAGTATTTATTAAATCAGATGATGAAAAAATAGCACTTCCAGTAGGAGAATATATCCTTGAAGATGGAAGGTTATTAGTAGTTGAAGAAGAGGGTTTAATAGCAGATATGAGAGATGTATCTGATGATGTACCAGCTAAAGAAGAAGAAATGGCAGAAGAGAAGAAAGAGGAGAAAGAAGATATGATGCCAGATGATGAAGCAGCAGTTTATGACTGGGCTGGAATGGAAAAAAGAATTAAAAATTTAGAAATAGCTGTTGCTAAACTTAAAGAAGCCAAAGAAGGTGGAGATACAGAAGTTGAAGCAGCTAAAGAAGAAGTTAAAGAAGAATTGTCAACTGAAGTTGAGCTTTCTACTGAAACACCTGAACCAATTAAACATTCTCCAGAGATCAAAGAAGAAGGATTTAAAATAAATAAATCAAATTATCCTAAAACTTTACAACAGAGAATTTACCAAAAATTAAATAATTAAAAAAAAATGGCAACAACAATTACAACAACATATGCCGGTGAATTTAAAAATAGATACATCGCAGCAGCCCTTCTAAGTGGGAAAACCTTAGATAATGGTGGAATGACTGTTCTACCAAACATAGCTTTTAAAGAAGTAATTCAAAAAGTAGCTATGGGTGATGATTTTATAGTTAATGCAACTTGTGATTATGCAGATGCAGGAACTTTAACTGTTACTGAAAGAGTGCTTGAAGTAGAAGA